GGCTGGCAAGGCCGCGTGGGCTGAGTTCATGGCCGATGCCGGCGACCGCACCATCGTCAATGAGGACGAGGCGGACACGCTGGCGAAGATGGCCGGCGCTGTGAATGCCTCTCCCGCCGCACGCAGCGTGCTAGAGCAGGCGGGCGTTCGCGAAGCCTCCGCCCTGTGGCGCCACAGCGAGTGCTGGGGCAGGGGTCGACCCGACGCCCTGTCGACCGAGGGGCTCATCGTCGACCTGAAGACGGCGCAGGACGCCAGCCCTGACTCGTTCGCCCGCACCTGTGCGAACTTCAACTACCACCTGCAGGCCGCGTACTACCTCGATGGGCTGCACGCTGCCGGCGTCACGCCCGAGGTCACGGCATTCGTGTTCGTGGTCGTGGAGAAGACGCCGCCGTTCGGCGTGGCGGTTTACACTCTTAGCGACGAGGCTATCGAGCTTGGTCGTGAGCAGTACCAGAGCGCGCTCTCGGCCTACGAGGATGCCCTTTCCACCCAGATCTGGGGGGGCTACACCGCCGCATACCAGATCGAAACCCTTGACCTGCCCCGCTGGGCATTCCGCAAAGACTCATGAGTGACATCCAACCCGTGAACAACGAAGCCGCCGTTGCCCCGGCTAACAAGGGCAAGGAGATGTGGGACATGGCTACGGCCTTGTCGCGCAGCACCATCATCCCCAAGGCATTCCAAGGTCAGGCGGCTAACTGCTTCGTCGCCCTGGACATGGCGAACCGCATGGGAGCCTCGCCCATGGAGGTGATGCAGAACATCTATGTCGTGCATGGCACGCCGGGGTTCAGCGCCAAGTACGCCATCGCCATGGCGAACCGGAGCGGCATCTTCAAAGGGCCGATCTGCTTCGAGGAGCGGGGCTCCGGGGCCAGCCTCGAGGTCGAGGCCTACGCCATCGTGCGGGAGACGGGGCAGCGCATCTCGTTCACGGCCAGCATGGCTATGGCTAAGGCGGAGAAGTGGGACTCCAATCCAAAGTACAAGAGCGGGCTGGCAAGCCTGATGCTGAAGTACAGGTCGGCCACCCTCCTCATCCGCACCTCCTGCCCCGAGGTTCTGCTGGGGATGCAGACCGCCGAGGAGGTCGAGGATGTTCGCTACGCCCGCACCGTGGAAGCCACCCCCGTTGTTGCGAAGATCAACCAAGGGTTGCTAGAGTCAGGCGAAGCAACGGTTGAGGCCCCCACTTCCCCTCAACCGGAGCGACAGGAAGTGCCGTCTGAGGTCTCTCCCTCCCAAGACCCGGACGAGAACTTCTTCGAGGGCATCGTAGACTAAGCCCCCCCTACGAAACCTCACCCAGGGGGCGCGTTCGTGCGGGACGCGCCCCCACCTTTTTCTTAAGATCGAACACGGCAGGGGCGTGCCCCAAACTTTCCTACCAAGGGGTTGGTTGGACGCTAGGGGGGGGGCGCCCCTGCCACCTTCTACTCTTTCTTCTCGGGCTCTTTGGCCTCTTTGGCCTCGTCCTTGCCCTCGGTCACGATGGACCGCAGAAGCGCCGAGATGTTGGTGACGAGCAGGGTGATCAGTCCTGCGACCACAGCGACGAGCTCCGCCTCGAGCGTGCTGACGGCGTACAGGAACGCCAGCACAGCGATGAGCATGTAGAGGCCAGCGAAGTTAGCAAGGTGCAGAGCTGCAGCCTCACGCGCCGGCATAGCCAGCTTCATGCGGCGCAGCTCGACCTTGGCCTTGGTCTTCTCCGCTTCGGCCTCAAGCTTCCGGGCCTCGGCATCTGCCTTGGCCTGGACACGCTTGAGCTTGACGGTGGTGGCGAGGTCTTCGACCCGGACGATCTTCTTGGTGGGCTTGTCAGGCGACACCCTCTTCCTCCGCAACCTTCTTAGTAGCGTCCGAAGAGTGCGTGGCACCCACCGCCTTGAGGAGGTCTTTGACTCCGGTACCCAGATTTCCAACGGCGGCATGGCGGATAGCTCGCTTCGTGTGTTGACGGGAGCGACGGCTGCCCGCCATCACCAGAAGGCTCGACAGGGCCGGCACAAGGGGCTGCAGGGGAACGGGCACCAGAGGGTCCAGCATCCCAAGCACCCCTGACGCTGCCCCCTCGACGGATTCCTCGAGGGCGTCCCGTGAGGCAGCAGCGGTCTCGGTGTAGTTGCCGACCAAGCCTTCGTGCTCGACTTGGAGCTGCTCGAGCCGGAGCATGGCGGCCTCGGCGCGAGCGAAGTCAGCAGCCTTGATGGCCTCCTTGGCCTCCTCGGCAGTGGCCTTGGCTTCGTCCTCGACCTTGCGGATGCTTTCGTCGTAGACCGCCAGAGCAGCCTCGTACTCGTCCAGTTGAGCCTGGATCTCGGGCGGGGTCGTCGCCGTCAGGAGGCTCTCGATCTGAGCGCAGCCCGTGAGCCCGCCCGCGATGATAAGTGCGCAACAGAGTTTCTTCATGGTGTGCCCCTTAGCGTGCCCGCCCGATGACGAAGTCGCCCCGGGCGCGTGCCTTCTCAAGCTGCTCTCCATCAATCTTGGTCATGTGAGCTCCGAAGGAGTCAGCCAAAGCGGTGAAGGCCGTGTCCTCGCCAACGGCAAAGCCGACCAACGATTGCCCGAAGATGGGCGCCGACCCGAGGATCTGGTCAGCAAGGAACGAGAGCGCCTGCCGCGGCGCTATGCCCAGACCGTACTGGAAGTCCCAAGCTGCAATTGTCCCGTCCCAGAGCAGGTCCTTGTCGCCTTGGTCCTCGGTCGGCCAAGCGTTGGTGTACACCTGTCCGCGCCAGTTACGCCCACTTAGAGCAGACAAGCCGGCTCGAACAAACGGCGAACCCTTAGCCTTGAGCGGCCCCATGATGTCGAACCCAAGGCCCAAGACCCACTTGGCGGGGTCGAGGAAGTGCCCCATGGTGTTGAAGTAGTAGCGGGTGTCCGGGTGCTCGTACCGCTGCTTGTCGCGCGGGCCAAACATCTGGTTGATCGCGCGGGCCACGACAGTCACATCGGCCTTGAGGAACGCCAGCTTCTCGGGCTTCTCCCACATGCGGGCGTACATCTCCTCGACATCCTCATCGGGATCGAAGCCCGCCATCATGATGTTGAAGATCTGCGTCGGGATCTGCGCGCGCAGGATCGACTTGGCGTACAGCGAAGCATAGGCGCCCCTCTCGAGTGCCCTCTGCTTTGCTGACATGGGCGACTCGATGTCCCTGCCGGCGCTCGTCGGGTAGACGATCTTCGCTATGGTGTTGAAGTTCGACTCCGTCCAGTCAGGAGCGAGCATCACCATGCGCAGGAAAAACTGCCAGCCGGATCGCCGGGGGCCTTTACCGAACACGCTGTGCTTCCTGCGCCGCAGGTTGAGACCGCCGAAGTCGTCGTTCGTCTTGGCAGCGACGATCTCCGCGATGCGCGCCTTGGTGATTTGACCGTTAGCAAGCGCGTCGGCGTTCTTGAACAGCATGTGGCGGTACTCCATGAGCGCCGCCTGCGCCTTGAGGCTGTTGCCTAGCTTGTTGAACAGCCAGTTGGAGGTCTCGATTCGGTGGTCGGCAAGCGCCTCGGACCAGCGCCGGCCCGTTTCCCCACGGGCGATGGCGCGCTCCATCCATGTCTTGCGCCAGTCGCTGTCCATGTCCGCCTTGGCGGCGTAGTCCATGCCAATCGCAACGGTCAAGCCAGCATCGACCAGATCGTCCAGCTCAGGCGACATGCTCATGATGGCGTTGTAGCCCTCGCGCGCGCCCTTGCTCTTCATCAGCACGCGCGTCGCCTGGTCCTGCGAGAACAGGCTGGTGACAGATGCCGCGCTTGCCCAGAAGAGGTCGCCCAGCGCGCTCGCCTCGGCACCCGCTCCCTGTAGGGGCAGCGAGTAGTAGTACGAGCGCATGAACGCTTGGTGGTGGAACAGCGAAGTGAACAGCAGCGTGGACTTCGTGACCGCTTGGATTTTGTAGGCAGTCCGAAGGAACTCACCCGGCTGGAACACATTTGTCAGGGCGGAGAGCTCGTTTGCCAGCTCCGGCACCGCCCAGACGCCATCCATGGTGGGGGCGTTGCTGATGACGCGGGTCATGTTGCCGGGAGCACGCATCTTCACGCCCCGGCGAGGCCGCATCTTGGTCGGCGCAAGGTAGACCGCTCCGACAGACTCAAGCTGCTTCAGCAGGACATTGGTCGCCAGCGCCTCCATCGCGTCGGAGTGGACCTTCTCTTGGGCCACCAGCGCGCGGTCAATACTGAGCTTGCGCCCATCGAGCCAGCCCTCGAGGATGTTGTCGTAGGTCCGCGCCTTGGCTCGCGCGCCCAGCCCGCGACGGAATCGAACGCCTGCCTTCGTGGGGTCAAGAGATTGACCCATGCCGAAGCCGATCTCGCTGGTCAGGTTCTGCAGCGCCAGCTCCGCCGAGTCCATGAACCAGATGCGCGCGGTGTAGTACCGGCGCCCCTCGTTGATCATGCCGGCATTCGCCAGGGCCGTGCCCAGCATGTGGTTGTGCGTGGCAAGTTCATCAGCGATGAAGCGCACCTCTTGGGGCATGTTGCGGACATCGCGAATGGTCTCGGCTTGCCGGTCCGAGAGCTTCATGCCTTTAGCTGCAGCCGCCTGCTCGAACTCCGTCAGCAGTTCCTCAATCGACTTGCCGCTCTCCGAACCCGACAGGTCAATCCACAGGTGCATGGCGCGATCCATGCGCCCCACCCAGTTCCGCTTGGCGAACGGCTTTCCCTTGAGCTCCTCAGGCATCAGGGCAAGGAGGCGGTCCTCGTACTTCTTGCCGCGCAACTGGACAGCGTGATAGCTCTTGTCCAGCCGGCCCAGGTAGAAGTCGAGGTAGGCGTTCACCTTCCGGTAATCGACCATGACGGAGTCGCGCGCGCTGTCGGGCGCGGGGACATCCGCCTTGTCTGGGTTGATGTTGAAGCGCGCGTCGTTGTCCTCGAAGAGACGCGCTTCAGTAGCCATCTCCATCCGGTCACGGAATGCGAGCTGGGCTCCGTAGGCGTACTGCGGGCCAGCCTTCTCATACATCGTGGCCTTGAGATCAATCTCGTAGCGTTCGTTGCGAACGACGGGCTTGGCGCCGACCATCTCGCCAAAGGCGTCGGCTAGTTCGGCCTCGAGGAAAGAGACCGTTTGTGCCCCGGTGCGCATGGCGTGGTGAGCCACATCCTGTACGAATTTGGCGCGCTGCCCCTCTGCGATGGTCGGCGCCTCGACCTCGAAGCGCCCCGCAGACATGTCGTCGCGAACGGTGTTGGCGTGGAAGACTGCTCCGCCACCCTCGCCTCCAAAGTCCACCATGCCGGTAGTCCTGCGCGTGACAGACGGGTCGTCCATCTGCTGCGTGAAGCCCACGCCTCCCGGCCTCTGCTCCACGGGCTGCAGCTTGTTCGCCCTCACGGCAAATGGCTCCGCCGCATATCCGGGGTCTAGTCCAGACGCAACGCTATCAACCAAGGGGTTGCGGCTAGGGAATCGAGGAAGCGCGGCCTCTGCGGCGTCCGCCTCAGGTGTTCCAGGGACCAACTCTTGCCCCGGCATGCCCTCGAGGCCCTGCGCGAGATCGAGGGCCAAGTCTGTGGCAACCCGGATTTCCACAGGAGACATGGGCCGCGGGTCTTCGGGCGTAAGAACGCGAGACAGGACCGCCGCGCGTCGAGCCATGCGGTCAGGGAAGGCTGACGATCCCGAATCGTCGATGTCCCGCAGGATCTCTGCCGATGCCGTCTCCGGGTCTGCGGCGGGGTCGGCAAGCCGAACCTGCACACGCTCCAGCATCTCTTGACCCTCGGCGTCGGACTGAGGGATGAGCTCGGGGCTGATGTTGTAGAAGGGGCGCCCGAGGGCTCGCTCCTCTTCGACCCGGAACCGCTGCCTTGCGCGCCGCTTCTGGTGCAGCTTGCTCAGGCGATCCTCATACGCGGTGAGCTCACCAATGCGCGACTCAAGCTGGGCTTGCTCCTGCTGCTCCGCAGAAGTCTTGCGCTTACCCCGGCGACGGATCTCTTGGACTTGCGCGTCGAGCCGCTGAACCTCAGAGCGGAGGCTCTCCATGTGCCTCCGGTAAGCCCCCTCGTCTGCGACGAGATCGTTGTCGTAGTACCGCGTCCCAGTGCGCGGGTTGATCGGGTTGAGGAGCGTGTCTGGTTCTGGCTCCGGCTCAGGAGTCACCTCAGGGGCCGCAGCAGGCTCCACAGCAGGCTCAGGGGCCGCTTGGGGCTCAGGAGCCACCTCGGCGGCGGGCGCCGGCGCAGGGGCCTGTGCGGCCTCCTCAGGAGCAGGCGCCGCCTCCCGCTCTCCCTGCAGGCCCTTCTGCCAGCTCAGGAGGTTGTTCACCTCCTGCCCAGCCTCGACGCCAGCACCGATCCAGGCGTTGGCGAACTCCTGAACGATGGCCGCTTGGCCGGCGAGTTCCTGCTCAGTGAGGTTATCGACGCCCTCGATGGCCTCCCGCAGGAACTTCATCGACTCTAGGCGAGGTTCTCCAACGCCCGGGATCACCGACAGGGCTGCGCGCATGGCGTCCCAGACGCGACCCCAGAAACCGCGCTGCGTGACGCCTTGGGAGATGAGCTTCTCCAACTGCTGGGTGTTGTTGGCCTTAGCCAGAGCACCCAAGTAGGGGAACATCATCTCGAGGGTGCGCGAGACGCTCTCCTCGTAGAGTTCCTGCTCGGTCAGGTCAGCAGGGCGCTGCCGGCCTGCGGCAACCTCGGCGTCTTGGAACGCTTTCCAGTTCTGCGTGTACTGCTCGGCGTTCTCTGCCCGGATGCCAGGCATGACGCGGTCAAGGTTGCGCGCCATGAAGTCCAGCCATTGCTTGCCGTACTTCTGCACCAGCCGGTGAACCGCTTCGTGCAGGAAGTGCGAGTCAAGCGCAGCCTGCCCCGTGAGGGCCTGATCGACAGGACGCCCTTGGCCGTCAAGGCCGCGAGCAGTCGTGTTCTGCATCGTGCCTTCGATGCTGTACACGATGGTGCCGTCTGCGCGGGTCATCGCAGCCGCACGCCCCTCGCCGCCCTTACGGAACAGCACCTTGACGCCTTGGCGCTGGTGCATGTTCACAAGCCGCTGCTGGTGCGGAGTCAGCTCATCGTAGGAGGCAGTGCCGACACCAAGGGCATCACCTTGACGGCCAAGCTCGGGCCTCCGGTTCTCCTCGTAGATTTCGCGGTCACGCTCAACAGCCGCAGGGGCCAGCTCGCCTGGCTTCTGGGGGTCTTCATCGAAGAGGACAAGTTCGCCCTCGCGCGCTGCGACTGGCGCCGGAGCGGGTGCAGCGGGCGCAGCCTCCGCAGGTGCGCCTTCAGCAGGTGCGGCCACCTCAGGAGCCTCACCCTCGGCAGGCGCCTCCTCCTCCTCTGCAACGCGCTCGATAATTGGCGTATCGAAGGAGCGCCACTCCTCAAGCTGCTTGGCGCGACCAGCCTCATCAAGGCTGCGCCACTCCGCCAGACCATCATCCGCCTCCTCGGTCAGCTTGTCCGCGTTGCGGTTGATGATGGTCAGCTTGTCGTCGTCGGTAAGCTCATCGACGCCAACGCCGCGAGCCTCCGCCTCCTCGCGCAGCAGCTTCTGCTGCACTTGGCCCATCAGCAGGCGACGGGCCTCGGCCTCCTCGTTGACCGCCGGCACATTGGCACGGTCGCCCGCGCCCAGAGCCTCGCGGACTTGCGCACGACCATTCGCCGCGCCAAGCTCCGCGCGCAGGCGCTCGCCCTCGCGGCTGAGTCGCTTGAAGAACCTCGAGGGGTCCGTGGCGTCAACGGCGCGCTGCAGACCCGCTGCAATCGTCGCCGTCGTACCGCCGCCGAGTGCCAAGCCAAGCGCCATGCCCCACCACTGGTCGTAGTCGAGCCACTGCTTGTACTCCTCAGACCACTCCTCTCCGCCGACGAACACCTGACCGTAGCCATCAAGCTCGAAGGTCCCGGCTCCAGTCCAGCCCAGCACCTGCTTGGCGCCGGCACCCATGACCTCCTCGAAGCCCTCCTCGATGATGCCGTCCCAGCCGACCTTCTGCGTGGCCTCCCACATGCGCCGCTGCGCCATGCTCTTGCCCTTGCCCAGTCGCTTGGCGAGCAGGTCGTCCATGAACTTGATCTTGGCGACCTTGTTCATGAGCGACAGGCCCTCGGTCAGCGTGGCGCCGGTCGCCTCGGACCAGTTCTCGATGAACTGATCGACGAACGCTTTGGGCAGGTAGCGGAACAGCTCGACGGAATCATCGACCGCAACGCCCACGCCGAACACGCTGGCGTCGTACTGGTACTTGTCCTGGAGATAGGCGAGGTGAGCAGCGTTAATGGTGCGGCTGCGCTGAGTGTCCCCGAACAGAGAGAGCGCGTTGGAGATCGCCTCCTTGCCCACGGTCTGACCAAGGCCCGTGCTCATGGCGCGCACGGGAACGCCCGCCATGCGCGCGAGGTTGCGGGCAGCAGCATCTCCCATGACCGCGCGCCCGGTATCTCGCGCAAGCATGCGCGGCACTTGGAACGCGGCGCTTTGGCGAGTGCGCGTAGCGACGAGGGCGGCAGCATCAGCCACAGACTTCGCGCGGGCTCCGGCGGAGCCAGCACGCGCTGCTCCGGCGCCCAACTTGATGGCTTTGCCCAGCAAGCCAACACCCCAGGTCTCTCCCATGAAGGAGAAGAGCTCCCCACCGATAGCGCCGGCAATGCCCGCGCCGCCCATCTCGCGCTCTGACCAGTTCAGGAAGTCCGCTAGACGATCATAGTCCTCGCGAGTTCCGGTGCCGGCGTTGACCCGCTTAGACGACTCTTCCAGAGCGTCTTGGTCGGAGCCCTCGGCCAGAGTGCCGAGGAAGGGCATGTATCCCCAAAAGCTCTTATCTTGGCCTGCGGCGTTAGTGGAAGCGGCCTCCAAGAAACTGCGGTCGCTGCGGTCGCGACCAAGGCGCATGAGCCCGAACGCCTCGTTGTTGTTCAGCGAGAAGACCCGGTTGGGATCGTCCGCTGCCGACAGCATCTGGTTGCTGATGCGGCGAAGGCGTTCCCTGTAAGGGGCGCGCCCCGCCTCTTGGATGTCGTATGCCTCGCGCTTGGCGATCCTTTCGCGAACATTCTCCTGAGCCTGCCGGCGTACTCGGCTCTGGACCGATTCTTGCGGCTTGTCGGTCCCGTAGGCGCGGCGCTGCGCCTCGTACATGCGGTCGAAAGAATCGGACATATCAGGCTCTACTGCTTTTCATTAACGAGGCTGCGCTCCAGCTCCCCAACCCGGCCAGGGCGTTCACCCTCGCTCAGATCAATGTCTGCCGCCGCGCGCCACAGGGCATGCCCAGCGTCGGTGCGGTTGTCGTTGATGTACGCGAAGAAGGCTCGCAGATCCTCGCGCGTGACGGTCGGCGCTTCGCCTTCGCCACTCGCTTCTGCCTGCTCGCCGCGCATGATCTCCTTCGCTAGAGCGCGCATGACATCCGACTCCGGCATGGCTGCGGCGCTGTCCCCGAAGGTCGCCTCAATCACATTGAGCACCATGTTGGCCGCAGGTGCGTGCTCGACGAACTCGTCGTACTCCGGTGAGTCGGGATCTGGTCCGAACTCGTCATAGCCGGCGATGGCCCCAGCAGCTAGGAAGGTGGTGTTCAAGCTCGGAGCCGTCGAGGCGAAGATCTCACCGAAGAACGCCTGCTCCTCGATGGCCTTGATGCGCTCCTCTAGGATGCCGCGCTCAATCTCCATCATGGCTTCCGTCATTTTCAAAGAAGAGCCGTCCGCCTGAAGGACCGCCAAGAAGTCGCGAGTAGCTTTGGCCTTGGATGTCGCATCGGCTTTATCGTCAACCATGACATCCCAGTACTTGTCTCGCGCCTTGTTGATCACCTTGTTAGTACTTGTGCCGGGCTTTTCGGAAGTACCGATGACATCCTGATAGGCAGGTGATTTCTCCTGCCACTCACGCTGCACGGCACGCCAGCCGCGATACTCCTCGACAAGAATACGCAGGTTGTTGCGCTGTGACTCAGGCGTGCGCGCGTCCTGTGCAGTAGCGATTAGTCGGGCCGGAATAGCGAGATCAGGGTCCTGCGCTACGGCCATAAGGTCGCCAATCTCTTCGTTGAGAGCGGCTGCACGGTTGTCCTCTACGATTTGCTCGTAGTCCTCCAGAGCCTCCGCTTGGAGGTTGGACACCGTGTCAGCCAGCCGCGCCGCTTCCGCAGCGTCGGTTGCCGCGTTGTATTGCTCGATGGCGGTTTCAATGCCCGCCTTGCGCTCTTCGACCCAAGCCTGCGAGGGGGCCAGACTACGGCTAGTGCTCTTGTGCTTGTCCGTTAGCTTGGTCGTGCCGACATTGATTACGGCGCCATGAGCCTTGCGCGCCCTTCCAAGAGCGGCCTGCGCCTCGCCAGCTTCTGCCTCTTGCTTCCGACCAAGGCGTTCCTCGGTCATGCGCTTCGTTCGCGCCTCTGCCTCTTCAATACCCAGAGCCTTGCTTGCCCGTTTGCTTTCCTCCTCATCAAGGCGGGCTTGGCGCTCCTGTGCGGTTTCGTATCGCTCCTGCTCCGTAGCGCGGAGCTCCGCATCAATCTCGTCCTGCTTCTTGTCGCGCCGCGCCCTGTACTTGCGCTCGAAGAGCGTGTCCTGACGACTCTGCTTCAGCGCCTCGGACTCAAGCTCGTTGCGGCGCTCGCCTACGCGGATCTGCTTATCTTTGAGCCTCCGCTCCTCCTCACGCTCGCGGATCTCTTGCGCGCGCGCCTGGGCGTCGAGAAGGGCGTCACCCGCCCCGGCCAGAGGGCTCTGCTCGCCCTGTTGCTCGTAAGCTACAAACAGTCGTGCCATATCACGCAATCCCGTCGCTCGCGGGAGCCTCACCTTGGTCGAGGTCGTCGAAACTCTGCCCAGCCGGCGGCGTTGACGCCGTGTCTTGCCCACCGCCCTCGTTTAGACCGCCAGCAATAGCCGACGCCAGCTTGGCGTAGTCAGCGCCCCAGTTGCCCTGCGGACCAGCCTGCATCACCATCGGGAACTCCTGCTGTCCGTAGAGAGCCGCGATGTCTCGAGCGTACTGGTACTGGAGCTGCTGGGCCGCTTGGGTACCCTGCGCGAGAGCCCCGCGCTGGGCGCCCATGGCGAGGCTGCCGTACTGGTCCATGCCACGGCGGGCGGCAGACTCACGGATGTCAGCTTGGCTCTGTCGCATCATGCGCAGGCCCTGAGCATAGGTCTCCGTGCGTCCAGCGCGCAGAGCTTCTACGCCCTTCTGCGTCATCTCGCGCTGGAACGCCAACGCCCTGCGCTGCTGCTCCAGATTAGCGCGCGCCGACTTGCTGGCTGCGCTCTTCTGGGCTTGGCCCCCAATCACTGATCCGGCGACTACCGCCGCTGCCGTCCAGCCCATCAGTTCACCTCTTTGTAGTAGTTGATGTCGAGTGGTTGGTACCCGAAGCGATGCAGCACCTTGCGCAGCCTGTCGCCAGTCGGGTTGTTCAAGTGAGTCATGATGATGCGCTCGGCACCAAGGCGCGGCGCCTCCTCGTCGAGGAAGCGCAGCAGGTCGAGGCCGGCACCGAAGTCGCGGTGCTCCTCAGTCACGAACCAGATCTGTTCGTGGATCTCGATCTTGCCCGTCCAGGGATGCGGCATGAGGTACACGCTCAACATGCCGATGGGCTTACCTGAGGGCTTGCCGTTCTCCGTCACGAAGTAGACATGGCACAGCTCCGCCTCCATCTGGCGCACGGTTGACTCATGCCAACTGTTAGCCACCTGCCCGGGGTTTGGGGCGTGGTGACTGGCGAACTCCTCGATGAGATCGGCCAGCCGGTACAGTCGGCTAGCCTCCATCTTGTGAACTACGGATTGGCTCATGGGGTGTGTCGGTGGTTGTTCTGCGAGGTGTAAGCCACGCTAGCCCCAAGGATTGCCAATGTGCCGCCAGTAGTCACGATGTTGTCCACCTCTACCTTGAAGTGGATCTCATCGGACACGCCGCTCAGAGTGTATTGGTAGGTGATCGGAGTCGGCGTCAGCAGACTGAGCAGGGGCACATCGAAGATCCGGCTGTCAACGGCGGCGCTGCGGAGCTCGCTGCCATGGCGGACCTCCCAAGAGCTGACCGTCAGCGATGCCAAGTCCACCGACGCGACCTGCGAGAACAACACCAGCTCGAAGCGCACCGTCCCTCGAGGGGCCACATCGCTCGGTATACGCCAACGGTAGTACATGACATCGTTGGCGACGGGATGCAGGATCAGGGCTCCGTAGAGGACTGCCTCAGTAGGCGCCGTTCCGCCCGTGTACTGGGGCGTAACGGAGGTGCGGACATCCGTCCGCCCGTAGAGGTTGAGGTTGGTCGTCCCGTCCTTGTTCTCACCGAACTGGCTACGGTCGTACTGGTACTGCCGCCCCATGTCGGCCTGCACATAGCGCCGCATCCGATTGTCCGCAGTGGGCACTCGGTAGCGGTTGAAGCCGGGGCGCGCCTGCGCATCCCGTTTGTGCTGGCCGGGGTTGCGCCTCATCGACGGACCTCGCCTGCGTAGCTCAGGGTCAGAGAGCCGCCTTCGTAAGCCCAGCACTCGTCCACGCTGCTGTTGCGCAGACGGATGTAGACATGGTCACCTGAGGCGCGGATAAGGTTGCGGTCATTGCGGCCAGGGGCCAGCTTGCCGCGCGCCACGGCGCTGCCAAGATTCTCCGGGTCATCCGAGGTGAACACCTCAAAGTTGCAGCCGTCTTGGCTGCTGCCCAAGACAGCGGCGTACTCCGAGACCTGCTGCGCGTACTCGACCGGGTTGTCCACCAGAGGGCCGAACAGCGTGTAGCTGTCGATGGCCTTCTTGCTGCTGTTGGTCTTGGCGTCCGACTTTGAGACAGTGTTCTCCGACGAGCTAAAGTAACGGACCCTGCCGTCTTCGCCGCCCACTAGGATGGCGCGGTCACCGACCTGATCACCGTTAACGCTCAGGCTAGCGGTGGGCTGGATCAGGTCCGTAGCAACGGCGCCGAAGCGGTCCTTATGCCACGCTCCAGCTTGGACCTCGTAGAACCAGTGATCGACGATGGTGCCACCGCCGCCGAAGGGCATCTGGAAGATGTGGACCCCCTCATCGACCGGGTTCCATTGGAGCTCCACATAGTAGGCCGACAGGTCAATGCTGCGGAGCTGCTCCTCGACGCGCGTCAGGCTGACACGCACTGGAGCCTTGCCCTGCTGCATGAAGTAGAGCCCCCCGGTGTTGCCGAAGTACCACAGGTTGCCCTCCGGGTCGGTACACCACGACTTGCCGAAGGCCATGCCCGTCTCTTGACTGATGAGGTCAAGGACGCCGCCAGACGCCGGGTCACCGGACAGTTGCCACAGGGTGCGATCCCCGCCATACAGCAGCGTGTCGTTCGTCCACGGGACGATGGCGTTGATGATGTCGGGGACGCGCCCCGCGTTGGTGTTCGTCGAGGTGACGGCCTGCGTGCTGGTCGTAACCGCCGGGAAAAAGTCCCAGTTGGTGTCCTCGCCGGCGGCGCTCATGTGCCAGCGACCAGGGTCAGCCGGATCTCGAGCAACCACGATCCGATCCCGCCAGAACGAGATCAGCCGGCAGCGCGGAGGGATGATCGTGATTGACTCCGACAGTAACTGGGTGACATTGCCGTAGGCGGAGGTCTCGATGTCTAGCGGGTCGTAGATCCAGTACTTCGAGCCGTCTGCGATGTAGATCTTCTGGAACCCTGCCACCATCGACACATACGGCGAGGTCGCGTCGAGGACGGCGTTGTTGTTGGGGTTCTGGTATCCGCTGCTGGTGATCTTGATCAGCTTGTCGTTGCAGGCGGCGATAGTGTGGCGCTCGCGAGTAACCGTGCTCGGCTGCGTGATGGAGATCAGCCGATACAGGTACATGCTGGGGTTACCCGTCACGCCAGTGTCAGGCACGCTGACCGTGTACAGCAGATCGGTGTGGTCGATGCCCTGCTTTTCGATGGCCTCCAGCACAGGCCGGTTGCAGATGCACGCCAGAGTCGGATCGCTGTGGCCTAGCGTCCACTTCAGGACATTGGCGTCCTCGTCAATGGCAAGCTGCTTGTCCGCATAGCCAGCGATGTCGCTGGCGCGGTTGCTGGGAATGTACGCGGTGTTCAGGCGGTCAACACTAGGCAGGAACCTACGGTCCTCGACAGGGACCGTTGCCGCATCTTCCAGCCACGACACATAGCGCGCGCCCAGCCACCAGTTGTCGAGTGCCGTGCCTGTCGTAATCTGCGACACCGCGTTGAAGAAAACACCCGTGCCGTATCCCGGGCGCCACTCCCTGACATTTGCTTGCGGCTCAAGCTCGGCAGCGGCACTTAGGTTGAAGGCCACCGGAGTGTCGTGCGTCAGCGTCGTGAAGTTGTTAGTCGCCTCGACCGCTTTGAAGTACGCCGTGCCTACGCCGAGGTCGTTCGACGGGTCCGGGTGCGTGATCGTCAAGATGCCGCCCGAGGCGGCGCCGAACGACCCGGTGATCCAGACATTGGGACCGTTGTCGTTATAGTTGGTGCTGCTATTGCTGCGAGCGTAGCTTGCCCACGCCGTCATGATGTAGGCGTACTTCCAAGCGTTAGCCAGCCCCGATCCAAGCCCGCCCCAGTGCGTCAGGCCCAAAGTGATCGTGACAGACCCTGGAGCGGTCACAATGGTCGGGGCTCCGCCACTCGAAATCCATTCAATCGTTAGAGTGCCCGTCACAGACGGATCCGTGACAGTCGGCCCAACGACGACGATCTTGTCTCCGGCGCCCGGGTTGCTGTTGACCGTGAGCATGGATTGCGCTCGGGTCCCTGCATCCCCTAACGAAAGAGTGCGCTCTAGACCATCCGCGTATTCGCCGCCGAAACCATGCCACAGGCTGACGCCGCCGCCGACAAGTTGCGTGGCGGACAGGTTGCCAGAGTCATCAGGCTCGCGGAGCTGCAGATAGCTGCTCTCGCTGAAGATGCTGGACTTAGCTGCTGCGCCTTGTACGGCGCTCCAGTTGGCTTTGATGATAATGGAGAACGCGGCGCGCCTGTCGGTCCATGCCGTGATGACGCCGATGGCCCGGTTAGCGTTGGGGTGCGCATCTAGGTTGCCCGTCACATGGGTGATCGGCAGCACATGCGCTAGACCGCCAGCCTCTGTCGCCGCCGCAGCGTCCGTTGGCGCCGAGTTGGTCGTTACGACATTATCGCCGCTGAACGGGCGCTGATGCACATTCCATTCACCTGCGACCTGATACTGCTCCGCTTGAGCTTGGTACTGATCCCACGCAATGCAGCGGACCTCGAAGACATTCTGCCCCTCGGTGGCCTTGGCCCAACTCAACGAGGTGTCGTAGTCACCGTGGATGATCGCGTAGACGACATCGCGCTCGGCTTCACCGCGACTGGCTGCGAGACCTACGATCCGGTCTGAGCTGCTGTTGGTCGCCGTCGAGATGTTGAGCTTGGTCAGTACCTCGTACTCGCCGGCAATGTTGCGGCTGAACACCACGATGTGGTTGTTGAGGTTGCCGCTAGTGCCGATGATGACATTCTGGTAACGGTCAACCGTCATGGCTGACGGCACCGCACTAGTCGTCCCGGGGGCGTCGGAGAACTCCTCTACCGGGATCTCGTAGGTGGTGTTGGTCTCACCGTCTTGGTTGTAGATCTTGAGGACATAGCTATAGACCGGAGGCGGTCCAGCGTCCTGTGCCCGGTAGATCACATACAGATTGCCGAAGTCATCGCCTGCCGACAGGATGGGATCGCCCTCGGCGTCACCAGCGTTGTTAGCAACGGTCTGCGCCGTACCGTCCGTCAGCGAGGCGTAGATGAGCTGGTTCGTGGCGGAGCTCACTTGCGCGAGGGAACGCACCTTGTTGGTGCCGTCGAGCTGGCCGTCCTGCCCGTCGTACATTGCGAGGCCAGACCTCTGCGCCCCGCGCAGCCGGCCAGTACGGGGGTCGCGCACGCGCATGTTGCGCTCGTCGCGACAAGTGCGCTCCTCTTGAACGCTGAACCCGTAGTTCTCGCTGATCCCCTTGACGGGGTAATCAATGCCGACGCGCTTGCTCGCCATCAGGAGGGGCCGTTAACAGAGGTGAAGTTCCAGAGGTGGTCGTACATCTGGCGGGTTCCCTGCGCGGCACCACCAGCCAGGGGGCCGACATGGGTCACCATCTCCTTGTCGCGCAGCATTGCAGCAGCGTAGACGGGCCCGGCTTTGACCTCTGCGATGCGCGCCTCGATGCTCGCCTCGGACTCGCGCTCGTAGCCTCGAGAGAACGCGCGGACCAGCGTGAGGTACAGCGTCTCGACCCAGTCAGGGATCGGAATAAGCGCGTTGTCGCTGTCGCAGGCTTGCCAGCCACGGCGATAGTAGATCATGACGCGGTCAAGCTCGTCCTGACCTGGGGTCGGCCAGATGTCTAGGCGCGCTCGCACGGGGCCACCGTCGATGCCGGTCTGGTACACCGTGGTCGTCCAAGAGCCGGAGTTGGTGCCGTCCGGGTCCGTGTCGAAGGACATCGAGTTGCCGCGAGTGCCAGTACGCTGGTGCGTCACAGTCACATCGCTGCCGCTGACTGTGGCGCGCAGATACAGCCCGCCGGCCTCGTTGATGGCCGTAGCCAAGTTGGACGCCGTGCCTGAGGCGTTAGCCCCGATAGCGTAGTAGCGTACCGTCGCCGTGTTGCTGCCGTTGCCGGCGGTAAATCGCACGGTGGGGTTGTAGGCATCCGTGATCTCGATGTCGTCGCCGTTGACAATCGAGTTCGGGCGAATGACACCGCTAGCCGCCGCGGCTCGAGGCGCGTGGACGACAGCCGCGTGGTACTCGAATGAGTTGCTGACTGCCAGCGAGCGGAGCTGCAGCAGGCGCTCCTGCGTTGTCAGGCGGAACCCCGCGTTCAGCCCGTTAGTGGGCTGGATCGCCACGATCTCGCGGAAGTCGTCAGGCAGCCAGATGTAGTCCTGGCTGGCCGTCAACGAGAGATCCGCCTGCGCGCCTTCGCACCATCGCCAGTTGTGCATGTTGACCATGTACTGGCCCGCATCGTTGAGGATGCGGTACGCGCCGATGCTCGGGACATCCTCGGAGGCGAGGGTGTGCCGGATGTGGGCGATGGCGTCGGAGACTAGCAGGGTCACTTGTAGAACCAGAGGTGAACGGTTTGCGAGGTCGGCCCGGTGAGCTTGAGCTTGGGATATCCGCCGGAGCTAGTGAGGCTAGAGACGGGGAAGACGCGCGGCTGGTTAGGGCCAACGGCTGTAGCGCCCCACTTCTCGATCAGCGTCTCTCCTCCGTCGTACTCGATGAGCGCCTCAACGCCTTGGTTGATGACACCCGTTTGCATCACGATGGTTTGCGTGTTGTCGGGGATCGTCGTGGAGACGGCTCCGCCAGACAGGCTGACCTCGTTGTACTCGACATTGTTGAGCCCCGTAGAACTCAACTGCAAAGCGCCCTTGGGCGCGACCTTCGTGTAGATCTGGTTCATGAGGTGTGCCACCAGACATAGATGTCTTGGTTCCCGATCCATTCACCCTCGCGGGTGAACTTGAGCTTGGGGTAAGTGCCGTCCGACTGCAATGCGCTCAGGTTCCAGAGGTACGGGGACTCGGCCTGAATGACTCCGCCGCCGACATAGCCGATGTCGGACTCGGTTTCGCCGCCCGCGCCATCGCTAAGCACCACGGTCACGCTGCACGGCTTTTGGTCCGCTAGGGCAACAACGCGAACGGCTTGCACGCCATCAGGGAACTTGACCTCCCGCGACCGCGTGCTGTTGTTGACGCGCAAGTAGTCGGCGGGCCCTGGAGCGAGTTGGTGCGTCACATTCGTGACGCCCGAAGGCGTCAGCGCCAGGGTGTAAGCCGCTTCGGCTTGGTAGGTCTGTTGCATGTCCGAGGAAAGCCCCGGCAGGGGCACGGGGATAGACGAGATCTCGAACGCGCCGGGATCGGCGGTCGAGCCAGAGCGCAGGTTGCCGACGATGTCCGTCTCGGGGACATCGGAGTTGGCGCTAGGTCCGACTCCGCCCGCGAGGACATCGTTGTCGGAGTCGTTGATGAGGGCGCCGGTAGCGGCGTCGTAGATGGCCCAGTCGCCGGGGCCGGGGTCGGTGTCCGTGGTCGGCGTGTACTGGGAACCGATGCCGCCAGCAATGTTTTCGAACCGAAACGATGCTGTGGGGGCGGCGCTGTTGCCGACATTGTACCCAGACCCGGATACATCAACTGCCCCACCACCAAGGATGTTCGCATCGTTGCTCGCTGTGCTGGCGAGGTTGGCGCAGTTGATGATCTTGAAGGATGAGTCAGGCGCTCCGCTTGGAGCAGCCCAGTTCCACACTTGGTTCGCACTTACACCATCGCCAAGGTGCGTGCAGTTCACAACGAGAATGTGCGCGCCCGTAGTGTGGCCCGTGCCAGGGACGTAGTTGCCGACCGCTACGACGCTCTTGGAGACGCAGTTGAGTATCCGAATCGGCTCGGCAGCCGTTCCGAGGGGATAGCTCGTATTCAGCTTCTCACAGTTGAAAGCGGTTCCTCCAGAGACCGCTGGCGCCACGGTCACATTTTGGATTGTGACCCCCGGCACGCCCGCAGAGTAGCCACTTTGAGCCACGACTCTAATGCCGTTGTTTCCGGTAAATGTGATGTCGATTCCGCGCCATACCGTGTAGGCGTCGAGAATGTTGATGGCCTGGCCGAATCCGGTAAAGACATACGCGACAGGGCCAGCAGCCTTTGTGTAGGTCACATTTCTAGTCGCGTCGGTAACAAGCGTCGATGCCCCTATAGTGAGAGTTGACCCTGTGGTATAAGTCCCCGCATCCGCCTCAAACACGATG